AAAGACAAAGTTAAAAAATTAAATGAAGGTGACCTTGATGCTCAAAGTGAATATATTGTTAATAGACAAGGTGATTACGATCCAAGTGACTACGATGACTATGCATCAGGCGGTATCGCTAGATTGTTAGGAGAATAATGACTCCAAAAGAATACAAACAGATGATGGACTACCTGACTCGATCAGGTGTTAAAGATAAAGTTAAGTTTGCATCGGATGTTGCAAGACCAGATCCAAAACCAGAAGTCAAAGAGATAGAAGCGATTAATGCATTTATGAAACGTAATCCACGAGCAGATGGTGGACGGATCGGGTTTAAAGTTCCAGGACTTGTTAAAGGCACAACATCTAAAATAAAAACAGATGAGTTTCAATATCCAGTTAAGTTTCTGAATCGAAAAACAGGAAACATAGAAACAGTTTATAGAAAAGAACCTAAACCTCAAGGCGCAAAAAGAGTAAGCAAATTGATTGACACATATAAAACAGCGTTAGATGATTTTCAAAACCAAGTGGATGATGCTATTCAATCTAAAGATGTTTCTAAACTTCCCAAAAATTTTGCACAATATTTAAGAGATAAAAAATTAAATGACAGCACTTATCAGTCGTTATTAAAAAGAAATCAATTACCTAACATAGAAACAAACACCAGTAAAATACGTTTAAATTTTGCAAACAGTTTAATTAAAGATGCCAATGAAAGTCTTAAATTTATAAATGCAGAAACTTTATTTAAAAACGCGGGGTTTACGCAGAAAGAATATAAAAGTCTTTTTGCAACTAAACAATTATCTAAATTAGATAAAGCGATTGATAAGGTAGGCAAGGCTTTTAATTCTTTGTTCAATACACAAACTAATCCTAAAGCTGTAGATTTATTTAATCCAGTTGAAAAAATTGCAGAACTAACTGGTCTTAACAATCAAAAAATAAGTAATCGATTAGGTAAATTAGATATTAAAAATAAATCTCCAGAATTACATAGAGCATTTCGTCTTTTCAGTAATCCTAATTTTAAAAAAAATATAAAAACTAATTTCCCTGATTTAACTCTTTCAAAATTTTTATCAACACCAGAGTCATTTTTTGCAGATGTTGCTCAAGTTAAAAGTGCTGCAAAAAGAAAAGATAGATTAGAAGTTGCTGCTAAAAAAGCAGGAGAGAGTGTTGCTGATATAAATAAAGCTCAAGACGAAGTTGTTTCACTTTTAAATAAATTCTACAAAGATAATCCTCAAGAGTTATTAGGTAATACCAAACTTAGAAATTTATTAGACCTTACTTTAAAAGATGGAGAAATTGTAAAGAAAAATAAATATGTAAGTGATGATGATTTTTTAAAACTTATAAAAGAAAAACCAGGTCTATTTACTATAGATCATATTGACGAGGTTCAGTCTGAAAAATTAAGCACAGAGTTTCCAATATTTAGACAACTTGCAACTTACAACACAAACTCCGGATTAATCAAGTCTATAAAATCGTACGTTTCTAAAAATCAAAATAGCACAGACCCTGTGGTTCAAAACAAGATTAAAAAACAAATAGAATTTCTAGAAGATTTAAAATTAAGAGTTGATACACCAACGGGAAGAATTGGATCAAAAGAAGTATTAAAAGCGATCGATAGAGATGCTGGAGTGTTACCAAATTTTTTAGCACAACTTAAAGCTTTAAATATTAAAATACCTGGAAAAGCGAAAGCAGCACTTTTAGGTATAGGAGGTGGGTTAGGTGTAACTACTTTTGTTTCTGCAGGACCAATAGAAGAAACAGGAACTACAGGATTTACAACAGGAGAAAAATTAGCTGGTGCTGGAACAGCTGCCGGTGCGTATAAATTTAGAAAACCAATTATAAAAGGTGCTAAAGCTGTTGGTAGAGGAGCATTAAAGTTATTAACTCCTTTAGCTGTTCCTTTAGAAGCCGGTTTTGTTTTAGGTGATTTAAAATCTGGTTCAACCGTTCCAGAAGCAATTGCAGATGCTGCTCTGATGGGTGGTATTTTTAGGGAAAGGGACAAAAGAAAATTTATAGAAGATAAATATGGCACGGAAACTTTAAACAGATATGTTGCTGCAAAGACTCCTGGTATTACAGATGTCATGGATATGCCTACTGCACTACCAGCGCTATCTCAAGAATTACAGGCGATTGATGCTGAGGCCGATGATTATCTTCAAACATTAAGAGGTCAGAGAGCAGAAGAGTTTAAAATAAAATCAGCTTTACCTAAACCTCAAATAGATGCTTTTCAAGCTGCAGGTGGTGGTATTGCTAAATTAGCTGGTGATAGATCAGGCGCTATGCTAGAATCCATGAATCCAGATAAGGATGGGTTGCAAGGTCTGATGAAACGTGTTAGAAACTTATAGGAGTATTAAATGGCAGAAATAGACAAAGGACTCCCGAACACTAGAAACAAAGAAGAGATCCCTTCTCAAGAAGAGATTCAAGATGTTGCTGTTCAGGAACCAGTAGAAGAAAAAGGACCAATCGAGGTCATCCCAGAAGAAGACGGTGGTGTAACATTAGATTACGAACCAGGTGCAATCAACGTGCCAGGAACCGAAAATCATTTTGACAATTTAGCAGAGCTTTTACCAGATGATGTTTTAGAACCTATTGGTTCTGAGATGACACAGAATTACATGGACTACAAAGCGTCCAGAAAAGAGTGGGAACAATCTTACATTACAGGATTGGATCTACTTGGTTTTAAATACGAAAACAGAACAGAACCTTTTCAAGGAGCTTCAGGTGCAACACACCCGGTGTTAGCGGAGGCAGTCACA